CTACCTCCACCGACGACGCTCATACCGTTTGCAATATGCGGCACTTTTCAGCGTCATTCGGCGGAGATGTTCACATAATTCCGCCGCTGTCATATCGAACGTCTGTACGCCCTCGGTTGTAATATCATCACGTCGTCCGCCTCTCCGTTTTTGTTTTGGCCTGTCTTTGTCCATATCCCCCCGTTTTTGTATCTTTGACTTGTCGAGAATCAAAGAATCGGGGGAGTAGCTTGCGGGAGGCTTCCCCGCTATTTTCAACCATTTTTCACCCTTTTATCAGGTTGCATTCCAGCCCATTTAAGAGCACATTCTCGTAACTGTTCATCTGTGAGCTTGGGAAATAAATCCGGCTTGTCTGTTATCGCTTTGTGTTGTGGGCGTCCGTCGTAATCGGGCAATTTTGCCGCCCATTCCATTGCCGCGCGTTTCGCTTCTTCCTCTGTGATATTATTCGACATATTCAAGTGCTTCAAGATTGACATCGGACACTTTTCCGTCCTCTGTCAGATATAACAAATTTCGATACCCGCCGCCCTCTGCGCCGATTCCCGTATGGATATATTTGCAGTCGGAGGCGAACGTATTGAGGTTATCGATAGCCTGCTTTACCGCCTCGCAAAGAGCCAACGCCCGCCCGCGTTTTTCTGTTACGGCGATAGTGTATTCATTCTCTTTTTCTTTGATCCACACATCTGACAGGACCACACCGTGTCCGTTGATTGCAAACGCATTCAGTTCGAGCGGATTTGTCGTGCCAGCCCCGACCGCACGCTGAACGATTTTTGCAGAATCTTCGATAACCCCCAATAAATGCACATTCGCCTCCTTGATTGCCTTACTACGCATATACGGTATCCGTATTCTTTTGCTATCCTCTCGTGCAAGCCTGTCGGCGGCGCTTTTCGTTTCCGCGCTTTGATTATCGGCAAGGTCTTTAATCACATTGTCGGAAATCTCTAATCCGGCAGTCCGGAGCTGTTCGACTGCATTCGATAGTGTAGGTAGCGCCCGTTCGTGCTTGGATATTAAATCCCTTAATCCTTGTTTTTTGATTGATTCCATATCTTTTAAGTGTTTAATATTCGCTTTCAAGTTTCGACAAATATTCTTTGGCTTCTTGCGGCGTAAGCGTGCGAGGCGGTAGAAGGTTTTCCCCGTTCGCGCCCGTTATTTCCTGTCGCTCTACATACCCTCGTTTCTTGCCTCGTGTTTTGAGGGTGAAGATGATCGCCGTTTCGGAGGGCTTTTCGATCCAGCCTGCAAACCGTTTTTCTCCGTTCTCGTCTATTTCGATTTTCGGCACGCCTTGGATCAGCGTAAATAAACGGCTTTCGGACAAATCGACGAGTTTTTCCCTGGCTTCATTAAACACGGACGCAAATTCGGGATCGCTTTTAAGCCATCCGTAGAGCGTAGATCGCCGAATGTTTAACGCAGTGGCGATGTCGCCTGCGATACCTGCTTTTGCTTCGCATATTTCACGAAAAGTATCGATCGCGGGCTTTTTGCCTCGAAGGTTATTTTTTTTAGTGTCCATTTTGTATAGTTTTATAGATTATCAAGTTTCTTATATCAATCACGGTATCTGCCCACATCGAATCCGTTAGCCATATAAAAAGGCGATTTTATCTGCGGTTCGCTTATCATCGCCCCGAATACAAAGGGCCGTGCCGAAACCGAAATCTGAAGAACTCGGATAGCGTTCGTATTTGTTTCCGTCCTGGTCTTTGGCTTTGGGTGCCTTGAACACTTCGTAATAGGTCAGGGCGTCGGATGTGGTGCGCTTGTAACAGTACATCCCGTTTGCCTCGTTATGGGCGATTTTTACGAATTTATCTCCATACTTGGTAAACTCATCCCGCAAAGGCGGGTAAAATATCTGTTTTTTCATGGAGTGTTTATGAAATTTCGATTTTCTTTGCGTTTTGGTATAACTGATCCACCCGACAAGAAAAAGCCGTAAAATCGGCTGTTTTCAGAACGGGCCGTTTTGTCCGTCGGTCGGGGTTGAGGGTGTCGTATCGTAGTCCGTTATCCGGGTCAGGCTTTCGTTGTGGCGGAAATAGATTCGGCCGGTCGCTCCCTCCCGGTTCTTGGCGATAGAGAATACCCCCACGCCCTCGGACGGAATAAGCCCGTATTTGGCGGTGTCTATCGTTTCCTCTTTCCGTATGGCCGGACGGTCGATAAAAATCACCATATCGGCATCCTGTTCGATCGCTCCCGATTCCCGAAGGTCTGCAAGTATCGGTGTCTTGTCGGCTCGCTCCTCAACCTTGCGGGAAAGCTGGGACAACAAAATGACCGGCACGTCGAGTTCCTTTGCCAGCACTTTGGCCGCCCGGCTCATCTCGGCTACTTCCCGCTCGCGGTTGTTGCGCTTGTCAGAATCGGGGGCCGTCAGCTGCAAATAGTCGATAACGACCATACCGCACCGCCCCTGCCGTTGCAATGCCCGGCACTGCGCCCGGATAGCGGGCATCGAAATAGAGGGGGTATCGATTATCGTCACAGGCAACTCGCTCAACCGGGCCGCACCCGGTTCTATGCGCTGCCAATCCTCGGTACTTACCGCACCAGACCGGAACGCCCTCGCATCTACCCCCGAAGCCCCCACCAGCATACGCCCACCGAGCTGCGTCGCGGGCATCTCCAGCGAAAAGATACATACCGGAACACCGGCCCCGGCTGCGGCTTGTGCGAAATGAAGCGCAACGGCCGTTTTACCCATCGCCGGACGTGCGGCAAGGATAACCAGCTGACCGCCCCGCCAACCGCCCGTAATACGGTCCATACAGGGCAAACCGGTAGATATTCCTACGCATTCGCCCCGCTGGTGGGCCTGCTGGCGACGTTCCAGGTCGGTCAGCGTATCCTGCATCACATCGCCGATACTTCGGGCCGAAGCGATCCGGGCGACATCGCCGGTAATCCGTTCAATACCCGACATCGCCCAATTCACCGCATCGGGGTCGGTCTGGGCTTTGGCTTTAAGTTCCTCCGCCCAGAGGATCAATCGGCGCCGCATATCCAAATCTGCCAATATCCGGGCGTGATTCAGTATCTCGACACCCGATCCGACGTCCTGCGTAAGGGTTGCGACTTCCGACAAGGGGATCCCAGCCTTTTTCGCTTCCTGCCCAACCGTAAAGAGATCGGGAGTTAATCCCCGGTCATCGAGCTTGCAAATAGCATCGTAAATTGCCGCATTTTGAGTGTTGCAAAATGCCGTTGAGGTGAGAATGCCCCGCACGTCGGCGACGTATTGCGGTTCAAGCAGCAGCGCACCCAATACGGCCCGTTCAAGTTCGGGCGCCTCTGGCAGCTTCAAGGCGTCCGCCGGATCATTACAAATCGTCGTATATTGGTTTTCTCTCATTTTGCTGTGTGGGTTTAGGGTTATTAAATTCGGGTTTGCGGCGCATCCAAATTCGGGCGGCAGCTTGCCAATCTTTCATCTGGGATTTACCGGACACTTTCCAACCGTTAGCCGTGAAATGATCGTAAAAACATTCCGCATCGTTCTTTGTCCCTTCGATCGTCGAAAAATAGTTTGTAACTTCTTCGAGCGGGGGAGCAACAAACGCCGTGCGTTTGCTTGCGACTTTGTGCGGCTTGTCCGCACTTTCTTTACTCTCGTTAGAGAGTTTCTTATCTATATTCTCTTCTATTCTGTTCTTATCTATTCTATTCTTATTGCTATAAGGGTCCCTATTAGGGGAGTTAATAGGGACCCTATTTTCAACCCTATTTCCCCACCGTTTCTCTGCACCTCTTTTGCCGCTTTCTATGGCGATATTATGTCCCTCATCCATTGGTTGCATACGACGTTTCAACCCATTGGAAAAGAATATTTTATCCTCGATAATAACAAACAGTCCAAAATCGAATACAACGCGGCGCATTTTTTCGGGGTCTGTGCGATACTTATAGGCCGCTAAAGGAATATTCGCCAGAGGATAGGTATAGTCGGGCTGTGCTCTTAAAACTTCCAGCAAGGCCCAAAATATACCGTAACCTTCCATCCCCATCTCGAATATTAACCGCTCACATTTGGGATCATCTTTGGCGGTATATTCGTGCGGGAAATAGTTGCGGTTGCTATTGCTTTTCTTTGACATTATTGCACCCCTCCTTTCCGAATAAAATACCGTTTGAACCGGCCCCCGTGCACGCCCTCGCACCATTCATCGGCAATCGGTACGCCCTTATGTCGCAAATCGCGGATCGCACTGCGAGGATCGGACATCCTCAACGCCGCCGAAATATCTGCCACAGAACGAGGGATACCGTCGGAAAGAAGATTTAATACCCGCTGCTGGTGATACCCCCACGTAATTTGCCTGTCTTCACGCCGGTTGATGGCCGGCACCCCTGCACACTCGCTGCGAGTTGCAAGGTTTTTCCCCGCCTCCGTCATATCCTCAACCTTGATTTTTGGCACTTTTTGCGAGGTCTGACGCACTTTCGGATCGTGTCTTGATATGAGATGCCGTTTGCCGCTCTATCCACGCTAAAAGGGCCTTTTTCGAGAAAACAAGCCGGGACCCTATTTTACTGCACGGGATTTTCCCTTGCAGTTTTTTGGTGTATATGGTTTGAACTGTGATTTTACAGCCGTTGTCGTTCAAGAACGCGGCCGCCTCTTCAATGGTGAGATAGTCGTTTTCGATGTTTTCCGGTGCCGTAGGTTTCTTGGTGTAGGCTTCAAAGGCTTTTGACACGGCCGCCTCGATAGTTGTCTGCAACTGTTCGGGCGTTGTTACGATAATTTCTGTCATATCGTGTTCTTTTAGTTATCGATGCAATATTACATCACACTGCAAACGTCGCGGGGTTCGGCACATTTTGCAAGCGTTTTTATTGTTTTTTTTGTTATTTTTTCAACATTTTATCGATATTCTCAATAAAATCGGATTATCGCCACCTTGCCCTATCCTTGACGTATTTTTTGCACTTTCTTACTTCGGATGATTTCGAGAATCACCCGATCGCCGTCAAGAACCAGCATCCCGTGCCGACGGGGATCACCGCCTTTGGTGCGGTGTTCGGCCTCGCATTCGGTGCGGATCCGGACGCAACGGAAACCTGCGGCCTCGAAAGCCGATCCGATCAGCGTTATATCTGCTCTTTTATTCACACACATCTTATTCATAATCTTTGTATTTTATTTGTTTATTTCACGTTCTAAATTAACTGACGGATCGAATATCAAAAATTCGCCGTCTTTGGTCCATTCGCGGATCGTATAGCACCCGCTCGGCAGGTAGGCCGCCCGGTGGACGGCCTCGGCCTCGGTGGGGAATAACCCCAGCCGATAGCCGTCAAAAGAAAGTTCGTAAATCATAGCTAACAAAGTTTGGAGTTCGACTTATTCCCGAATTGCATCCGTTCAAGCTGTTCCTTTCGCGCTTGGTTCTGTTGTTCTGTGAGGCGAATCCATTTATCAAAAAGGGCATTGTAATTTTTTTGTAGGCTCATATATGCCTCGGTGCATTCTATGACTGCCTTCTGGGATTCTTCTACTGCCGCTTCAGCCGCCCGGAGGCGATCCTCAAGATCGGAAACTTTAATCTTGCGTTGAATCGCTGTCATTGCTGATCGGTTTTAGAGTTGAACATTTCGATAAGCCCCTGAGCCTCGATAAACGTCATAGCGCGGCGTGCCTCTTTCCTGGCTCTCTGCATACGGGCAAACATTCGGCAGAAAGTGTCCATCGCCTCGTTGTATTGATCGACCATTTGATTGTATGACTTCACTATGTCGCTGTATTGCGACTTCATTTCGTCGAAATTGTAGCGCACATAGGGCGACAGGTCGTGCAACTTGCTGGCGTGGGCAAGGTGGATAGAATCCATGCTGTCGAATACAGCGGTAAGGGATTGTTTTGCCCCGTCAGATGCGACGGAGGCGGGCGCGAGCGTGCCCGGTTCGATTGTAGGCATAACTTGTATTTGTAGGATATAAAAAAGCCGTCGTTAGGTGTCCTACGCTATACAAGTAAAGCGCGGGGTCGTTTCCGATACCCCCACCATCGACGGCAAATTGTGAATATGCGAATAACATAACTTGTATTTTTAGGATAGTGCAAATATAGCCCTTTTTCTTGAAACCGCAAGGGCTGGGGCGGTTATTCTTTGCTATCTATTATTTTTACTATTATCAAACTACTCATAATAGCCCAAGTAAATGCGACTACCACTAGGTGAACTCTTATAGACATTGGCGCATCCGAGTTCGCAATATGGATAGAAACGAATATAAGGCTAATATAGCCTAAAAGCAAAAAAATAGCGAATGCCGCCACTATGACCGCTTTTAGACAGTTCTTTATCTGCTTTTTGATTACCCGCTTAACGGCATCTTCGGCCGCTTCATCTATTCGATTATCAGTATAATTTTTAATGTTTTGAAGCAAAAAGCGGGTAAGATTCAGTATGTCATTTTCTCGATTCATGGCCATATCAATATACCGTTACGAAATTCTCTACCTTGAACGAGCGCCAGCCGCCCGCCTCGACGTCGTAATAACGAATCGTTAGAGCGTCATTTGGTCGGCCGGTGCCCTTGATCGTTGCGGCCACTTCGTGCAGCGTGCCCGCCGCCTTGCGTAATGTCCCGTCGGCTTTCTCGTATGCGAACCGCACCACGCCCGCCCGCATCCGCTGTGTCAGGCGGTAAAGGCTCCAAGCCTTGACAAGGCAAATATTAAAGGCCTTGCCCGTAGCCCGGGCAATCGTCCACGCTCGGCACATAATCGTTTGTAAATCTTTTCTTTTCATTGTTTGTATTAAATTGTTTATTTAACTTATTTTTCGAGTTTGCGGGGCGGTCGTTGAGGCCGCTCCGGTTCCCCTCATTAGTTTAACAGCACTTGCAAAGCCTCTGCGATTTCCGGGTATTCGTTCCCTTGTTCATCCCATACGGCCGCTACCGTCGTGCGCTCTTTCTCTATTGTCCAGCTCGGAGCCGTCCAATAATCCCCGGCATCCTCTCTGATTTCGGCCTTATAGCTTACAGAAGCCGTGAATCCCTCGTGTTCGATCTCGAAGCCCTTATTTTCTCCGTCACAGTGGTAGTTAATGTAGTGGGCGATCTCCTTTGCGAATTGATTGTAAGCGGTGGTGTTCATTGTTGTAATGCTATTGGTTCTTATTCCTGATGCAAATGTAATGCAATAAATTCACACATGCAAATATTTTGTAAACTTTTTGCTTCACGAAATATATTTTTGTTATGGCTATCGCATTACGTTCGGGGAATTTGATTACATTTGTAGCGTGAACTTATACCGTTACATTATGGATATTAAAAAAGTAATCAAGGCTAACGGACTAACCGTTAAGGAGGTAGCCGAAAGAATGGGCATCACGCGCGAAGGGTTAAGTAATCACATCAACGGGAACCCCTCGGTACAGGTGCTCGAACGTATTGCCGCCGCTATTGGTTGCAGCGTGGGGGATTTTTTCGCCCCGCAGCCATCGAACACAATCACCTGCCCGAAATGCGGTGCGGTGCTGGAGGTAAAGGAGAGAGAATAATAATCGCTGTTATGGAACTGACGACGATACAAAGCAGGATATACGAAATCCGAGGCCAGCGGGTAATGCTGGATAGGGATTTGGCGGAGTTGTACCAAGTGACAACAAGTGCCCTCAATCAGGCAGTAAAACGGAATAGTAAACGGTTCCCGCCCGATTTTATGTTCCAGCTTACAAATCAGGAATTTGCAAACTTGAAATCACAAATTGTGACATCAAGTTGGGGTGGTATTCGCAAAATGCCGTATGCCTTTACCGAGCAAGGGGTAGCAATGCTTTCCGGCTTGCTCAATAGCGACATTGCAATAAATGCAAATATAGCCATCATGCGGGCTTTCGTAGCGATGCGGAACTACATCACCACGACGACGCAGATAACGGCGGAACTGTCCGAAATACGGGCAAAGCTGGCATTGTTGGAACGAGCTGACGAAGACAATGCCGAAGCGGTAAACGATCTTTCGGAAGATATGCGCAAAGAGCTTGACAACATTTATCAGGCTATCGCGGCGCTGTCGGTCAAGATTCCGCAGGCCCGCAAGGTCGGCCAGCCGATAGGGTTCAAACGCACCGACGGCAAAAAATAACCCGCTGCACCCTTCGATGATAAATGCCCGTATTTCGTATTGGCTTTGCATTTGGCTGCATTTCATTCCTCGGACATAGAAAGTATCAGCCGCACGAATAAAAGCCGTAAAATCAAAAAAGGGAGTGCACGCCCTCTGTACAATTTAGGGCGTGTAAATCAATAAGGTGCAAAGGACATAATCCGATTCCGATAGTTGAGGGCGTCCATTTGGCGGACGTCATCTTTGTTACTGTAAGGGGAGGGGCAAAGGACGGTTAGGCGTGGGGTTGTTGCTATCCACTCCACCCAAGAGACGAAATGCAGTAAAAAACGGAATGATCGACGGAAATAAGATGCGCCCCGCCGATCATTCCAACTAAAATAACACGATATGACAAAAATGCTGCACTGCGGCGCATTATGCAAATAATCGTATTAAAAATTCGTCAGTAATGCAGCATTTTTCTCTCGTTCCTCTCGTTCGAAGCTGGCAAGGTAATTTTCCGTCGTCTTCAGGTCTTGGTGGCCGAGGCTTTCCGATATGTAGGCGATATTCGCCCCTGAACGCTTCAATACCGTAGCGAACGAATGCCGGGCGGCATAGGTAGTAATCTTCCCAACCCCGATAGCCTCCCCGATTCGTTTCATTCGAAGGTTTATTTTGGTTATAAATTCCCGCGAAACGAGCTTTGCGCGAAACGCATCCTCCTTACCTGTCAAAATCGGGAAAATATAGTTGTCTGCCTTTGGCGGATTGCCCCAGCGGTCAATAACGGCCTGCATCGGAGGGGTGACAATGGCCCGTATCGTTTTTTCCTCCCGGCTTGTACGCTCAGTCTTTTGACGGGTGAAGCAAATTTCGCCGTTTTCAATATTTTTGAACTTCAGCCTAATAAAGTCGGCGACGTTGATTCCATTACACAAGTAGAGGAACAGCCAATAATCCCGGTATTTGGCCGTTGTTTCGGTGCCATCATCATAACGGGATATTTGCCCTATTTGCTCCAAAGTGAGGGCCAATTTTCGACCGTGACCGTTTTTTATTTCATATTTTCCCTTATTGAACGGATCATCCACTGGACGAATGATCCCACAGTGTTTCGCTTCGCTTATTATAGCTCTAAGGGTTCGCATCGTAATGGAAATACTTGTCGTGTTACGCCCGATCTCTCGCTGGTGGTTCTCATATTCCTGCAACCATTTAGGCGTTACATCGGAAAACGGGATCGATTTCCCGGCAAACCGTTCTATGGAGTTTAATGTCGTCTTATATACCCACATCGTACCGACCCGTTCCGCTTGCTTCAGCCGTTCGATTTTGGCTTCGAAAGCCGTGTTTATCGTTCCGGCTGTTGCCCCATTCAACCGCATATTGAGTGTATAAAACGAAAAGTTTCCCGCATCGGTCAAATCCCGCACGAAGTCGCGCACGATATTGAATCGGGCTTCTATTTCCTCCCGAACTTGAACCAGCGACCGCAGCTTCGTAGTAGGCAGTTTGCGCCACTCCTCGACGGATAGTGTCTTGCTGGTGGTGTAATACTTCTGTTTGCGGGCGAATCCGACCTGTACTTTTACGGGATATTTCCCGTCTGCTTTGGGGCGTCTGGTGTCTAATACAGTGAACACCGAAACCGAATCTTTTGTGTATTTGAACATAGGTCAAAATTTGCATACATTGCACATACTATTTGCATACAAATTTACTAAAATAATCCGAAAATAAAAAAACAATAATTCGATCTTTAGGGAATTATTCACTGATAACCAGCATTTTTATATGAAATATAAAAATAGGGTAAAACCGATAAAATACTATATATTATTGCCTCGAAATTCTTCATACAACTACGATTCTACGGTCAGCGAATAGATGCCGTTGATTTCGGTGATAACCGGAAGTGACAGCGACTGTGCTTTCGTGAACTCTACGCCGTTAGAGTTGTCGGTTTCGCCCTTGCCCCACTGTGAAATGCGGATGCGTCCGTAGTTAGAGTAGGTGACACCCGGCTCTTGCCGCAGCTCGTTGTCGGCATAGGCGTTCTTGATGACGCCCAGTTTGCCCGCAGGTACGAACACGAGGTTCTTGTCGTTCCACGGCGAATACTCCGTAAGTTTACCGTTATCCTGAATACGGGTCATGCGGCGGATGACTTCGAATGTCGGGAATCCGTTCGAACGCATAAACTCGTTCAGGTTCGCCAGCAACAGCGGTGTGGACGACTTGTCACTACCGAATACCGCCAACTTCATCTTCTTGTTGCGGAGGATATACGACAGGCGTTTCTGCGAGAGCAGAATGCGGTCGAACGTAACTTTGTCCTGTGCAGCATCGAGGATGGCTTGAATATCCTCCAGCGTATCGACCGTATCTTTATTGCCATCCGTCCATAACGTTTTCGCGGTGGCAATGTTCTCGCTCGGCATTTTGTAGTCGATCGTACCGCGCACACCACCCTCTGGGTTATTGGACGCGTCAAACGTGAATACGCCTTTGTTCGACAATGCTCCGAGGAAGATGATGTCCAGTTTCGATTGCACGGAGTTCACGACCTTCGTAACATTGTTCCACATCAGATTGATGAGCTGCTGTGTCTTGGCCGAATCGGACAGCATCCGCGAATCGAGAATCTGCAACACCTTACGATACTCTTCGATAGGCATCGAATAAGACATCTGGTGGGTTAATACCTTCTGCTTGATCGTTTCCAGTCCCTCGGTTCCCATGATAGGCTCCTTACCTTTGGAGTCGAGCGTTGCAGCGGCGACGCTCAAATTGTACGAGCCGATCAACTCCTCGAAGTTCAGTCCGACGGTGGGGGTGTCCCAGTCGAGGAATCGCTCGTAAATATTTTGGTCGAATAGCCGCTTACGCAGTTCAGAGGCGGCATCGATGCGAATCTGCACCTGTTTAGTCAGTTCGCCGAAAATGGATGAATAAAATACTTCGTTCATTGTTTACCTCCTCTTTTACTGTCGTACATACTTGATTTCGGGGTTGTTCTTCAGGCTGTAACCCTGAAGCCATGCAGCAGGGACGGGATAGGCTACATCCTTGAGGATGATACCTGCATATCCGGCCGATACGGTCTGGAATCCGTTATTGGCGGAATAGACCATGTCGGTTTCGACAACTGCATCAGGCAGATTGTCGTCCGAGAGGACATCTACGCCTTCAGTCGCACCCGTTACGGCCGCTGCGAACGTGATCACATCGTAATCTGCATTTTTGGTATCAATGCTTTTTACGGTCGAATTTGACTCGCCGACCTTAACCGCATCTCCTACTTGGAGCATGGAACCCTTCTTGACATGTGGAGCAGTGGTTGTGCCGCCCGACAGAACACGTGCACTCTTGCATATGGAACATTCCATGTTGTCGAAGTCGAGCTTGATCGGCGTACCTTTGGGAATCTTTGTCCCTTCGGGATAGGTTCCCTTCAGTTTGAAGTCCCCCGGCAATACGGCGAACTCACCGCGCCAGAATATGGGGAAACCGCCCTTTACTTTTGTTTTTTCAAATACGATTGCCATGATTTTACGTTTTGGTTACTCTTTGTCCGGAAGTGTTTCAGCCCACGCCTTTGCGAGTTCTTTGCCCTGCGCTTCGGGCGTGGACATCGGGAATCCCGAACCTTTCCCTTCCAGCCCTGCGGTAACCAGATTTTTCTGCACGTTTGCGAGGTAGTCGCCGATCGTTTTTTCATCTGCATCGTCGGCGATGACGAATCCCTCTTTCATGCGCCACTCCGGAATACCGAGTTCTTTTGCCTTTGCGGAGATGAGATTGGCCCGGTCGTTCTTGGCCTTTTCAGCTTTCAGAGTATCGCTCTCCGCTTTGATGGCGTTGTAACGCTCCTCCTGTTGCTTCTTGTAGGCTTTGAACCACGCAGGTTCCTCATCGTCGGGTTCGTTTTTTTTGCCCTGCCCGCCCCCATTTGCAGGAGATGCCTCACTCTTTGCCTTGAGTTCGTCATACAGTCCTTTCAGTGCGTTGTACTCGGTGCGTGCACGATCAGCGTCAGACTGGAAAACTTTAAGGAAAGGTTCGACCCCGCTGACTGCGGTTTCAATTTGCGATTCATCGGTGACGGATTTTTCCAAAATGGAGGCTACTCCGTCGAGAGCCTTCGCTCCGAACCCCAAATTAGAATACTTGGTTTTCAGCGCTACGAGAATTTTCTCTTTCATGTTTTTTCGTTCTATATGGTTTCGAATAAATCATCATATTCGCACAAAAAAGGTCTGTCAGCCGACGCCAACAGACCCACTAACAATTACATGAAGGTTATATCGTTCTGCAACTGGTGGGCTGCGACTTCACAGCCTCTGCGACAAAAGTCAGTATGTTCGGCACATTATGCAAATTATTTTAAGGAAAAATTCGTTAAAAAAAGAGGAGAGCAATTCTCACTGTCGGAAAATAGCTTTATTGAAATGATTCATTCCAAAAAGTGCGAAAAATAGTGCAAGAAGGAGAGGTATCCCGCAATGGGAAATTAGATTGGGTTTGTGTCTAAATTGTGTGCCCGACTAAAAACAAACCAGTCACCTACAGGGCTGTAAGTGACTGGTTTTCTGTGTGGTGCCACCGGGAATCGAACCAGGGACACAAGGATTTTCAGTCCTTTGCTCTACCAACTGAGCTATGGCACCATCATCGACTGAAACTCGTGTGGGTTTCGAATCGTGGTGCAAAGATAGATATTATTTCCTGAAAACCAAAAAAACGACCGAATATTTTCCATCTCAGACTTTCATTTCAGGAACGGCAGGCCGGAATATCGGAAAATTTTTTCGGCCAGGATACCGGAAATTCAGGATTTTGGTTATTTTTGTAAAAACTGTAAAGATTATGAAAACAAGCAGTTTGATGATGTGTGCGCTGGTTGCATTGACAGCCTGCGGTACCGGAGTGAAGCAGAGTGTCCGTACGCCCGTCGAAATGGGCGAGCGGATCGAATTGAAGACGCCGGATCCCAAGATGGGACTGACTATCAACGAAGCGCTTGCGGCGCGCAGCTCGTCGCGCGACTTTTCTCCGGAGATGCTCTCTCTGGAGGAACTTTCGGGTGTACTGTGGGCTGCTGCCGGGGTAAACCGGGAGGATGGGCATCTTACCGCGCCTTCGGCTATGGCGCTCTATCCCATTCGGGTCTATGCTTTCCTGCCTGAAGGTGTGTATCGTTACGATTCGAAAGCGAATGTATTGAATCGGGTCATCGAAGGAGATCGTCGGGAGCTTACCGCGATGCAGGATTTCGCTTACACTGCGCCGCTCAATTTGGTGTATGTGGCCGATTACAGCGTTTATGCGGACCGGAATCAGCCGGTGGACCGCATCCGTTTCTGGTGCGCGGCCGATGCGGGCGGATATACGGAGAACGTGAACCTTTATGCCGCCGGAAACGGTCTGAAGGCCATTACACGGGGCAGCTTCAAGGAAGAGGCGCTGTTGGAGTTGCTGGGGCTCGATCCCGCACAATACGGTGTGATTCTCGCCCAGACGGTTGGCCGGTAG